GAAGAATTATAGAGTTCCATTTAGGAAAGCATCTATGATTATTTATTATGTTTTATTTTACAAGTGCTTCTTTTTCATTCTTCATAACTACTCCATTATAATAAAAAAAAAGAGACCCTTTACGGGTCTCTAATTACATCAACCCAATTCATGCCAGGTTTTGATGCAGCATGTGAATGCTTTGGAGTTGCGGTAAAGAAATAGCAACGATCAGCAGTCTTGGAGAAATATTCAGTTGGTATGATGAGATCATAGGACAAAAAAGGGAGGTGTCACCCCCCTCCCTGCCATTAAAGTTACTTATTCGTGATATTAGACACGTTGAGTGGATACTTCATCTACCCGAGTACGAATAATTACTGGAGAATTTTTAATAAAAGTAAGATACTCATTTGATGAGTAACCAATAGCATGTTTATTATTGGTTGGAATCTTTGCTCTTACAACTTTTTCACAAAACTCATTATACAATGAGATCAAACGAGAAACATTAACCTCGGGATCTTTAACACTACCATTACCTTCAGTAAGTTTTGTTTGAGTTACATTTGAAAGAAATCCGTGAGATAGATTTTCACGATCATGGTAAATATATTTCATAAAGAGATCAAATGAGTTGATATCATTGTTGATATCGATATATTCAATTGAATTGGAGAATGCATTTAAGAAAAATACACCTGCATAAGTAGCATTTCCCCCAACTTCCTTTTCGCAGTTATTTTTTGTGAATGCTTTAAGATAAACTTCACAAAGATTTGCGGATAAAAATCTTGCCTTCGCAACATAAGAATGAGAAGATACCGAAAATGTTGCTGCAGCATTAGTATCAGCAATACCAATACCAAATCGATCTAAAAAATTATATAAGGAAATTGCTTCTTCGTCTTGTGCATAATAAGCAGATTTAAACCGATCTTCTTGACTTTGACTGGTTCGGAAATTGCAATCAAAGTGATGATCTTCAGACTCAATCTTTACAATTTCATCATAAGATTCAGTTTCGTGATAGGTAATTTCAACAGGAACATATATTTCTGGGTTCCTACAAGCAGCATATGCCTTTGTTGCCCTATGATTACCTTTTGTTAGAACTATTTTCCGATTTGGGCGAATGAATGCAGAAAGAACTCCAGCTGCCTTGTAAGAAAATCCACTAAGTTTTGAAAGATTTTTAGTGCAATTTTTGTAATGAATTTTCTCAGATCGATTGTATTTTGGATCACTATAAAGTTCAGATACTTTTACGAGAGCAACAAAAGTATCTCCTGCTTTCGGTTTATACTTTCCAATTGCATCTTGAAATGGTAAAATGCCAAGTGGAAATCCATCCACAAATCCAAGTTTGGCATTTTCTTCTTTTTCAAGTTCTTTAACACGATTCTCGTATTGTTGAACAATATTAATTAAAGTCATAGTTAACTCCTGGTTGTCATTAGGGGTTGCTAATAATAGCTACGAGATTTGTGATTCTCGTATGCGTACATTATAGGACAAAAAAAGGGAGGTGTCAACCCCCCCCCCCCGTATGGAAGTAAAGATCCCAACAATGAAGTCTTTAAAATCAAAGTGCATTTCCGCGAGGCAATACCTCTTCTGGAAAAATAAAATTCTCATGAGGTTGATCTACAGTCGCCATCCAAGCTCTAAGTCCTTCATTCAGAAGAATGTTCTTTGTATAGAAAGTCTCAAACTCAGGGTCTTCAGCAGCACGAATTTCCTGAGATACAAAGTCATAGGCACGTAAGTTAAGAGCAAGACCAATAATACCAATAGAAGAAGTCCAGAGACCCATAACTGGAACGAAAAGCATAAAAAAGTGCAACCAACGTTTATTGCTAAAAGCAATACCAAAGATCTGAGACCAGAATCTGTTAGCAGTAACCATCGAATATGTCTCTTCCTCCTGAGTCGGTTCAAACCCTTTGAAAGTGTTTGAGGCATCACCATCTTTATACAGAGTGTTTTCAACTGTTGCTCCATGAATAGCACAGAGCAATGCTCCACCCAATATACCAGCAACTCCCATCATGTGGAAGGGATTGAGAGTCCAGTTATGGAAACCCTGCAAGAAAAGCAGAAATCGGAAAATTGCTGCAACACCAAATGATGGTGCGAAGAACCAACTGGATTGCCCCAAAGGATACATCAGGAACACACTGACGAACACGGCGATAGGACCAGAGAATGCTATGGCATTATAAGGACGGATTCCTACCAACCTGGCAATCTCAAACTGCCTAAGCATAAATCCAATCAGACTAAAGGCCCCGTGGAGCGCCACAAAAGTCCAGAGTCCCCCAAGTTGGACCCATCTGACGAAATCCCCTTGAGACTCAGGACCCCAAAGTAGAAGAAGAGAATGACCCATAGCGTCAGCAGGCGTTGACACAGCTGCTGTGAGGAAATTAGCACCCTCAAGGTAAGAAGACGCCAACCCGTGGGTGTACCAGCTTGTAACAAACGTTGTCCCAGTAAGCCAGCCACCAAGGGCCAAATAAGCAGTGGGAAAAAGAAGTAATCCAGACCAACCCACAAAGACAAAGCGATCTCTTTTAAGCCAGTCATCCAGAACATCGAACCATCCTCTCTGTGAAATAGGTTGTGAAAGTGTAAATGAAGTCATAACCTCCTTAACGATTTGTAATATTTATTATAATGTTTATTGTTTAAGAAATCAATGAGTATTAGTTCTTATTCACATATTAGGTGAATAACTCATTTTGATTCTGGTTTAGTTCTTGCTGAACCAAATATTGCTACTTCTTTCATTTCTTATAAAATAATACCAATCCCAATTATCCACGAAGGAAGTTTCTGTAGTAATCTTGCTGAAAATTCTTCGTTTGAAGAATACTTATCTTCATTTAAAATTACATACATTACTTGATCTGAAGGAATATTTTTTCTTACCAACCAAGTGATGAGTGGTTCAGGAATGATTGATTCTATTTGATGCTTATGATAAATGTAATGTATGAGTTCGTGTTTTACTACTTCTTCCTTTGAGTATTTGGAAAGTGTGATGTTATTTTCGCAAAGTGTGATAGTCTCCGTTTTTGCTTCGTATTGACCCATCAGTTTGGGGTTATGAAAACAATCTGAACCAATTGGTTCAATTGTAATGGGAGTGAGTGAAAGACAAAATGAGAGAAACCAAGATAAGTTTCCCATTTATCTTAATATAAAGATAAATTATTTATAAAAATACCACCCCCAAAAGGGGTGGTATTACTCATTATTGGAGTGGTTATTATCCGATGGCAGGAGCAGTCAAAGCAACCATAGTTGTCTCTGCTGCGGCTAGATCCAAAGGAAAGTTGTAGAAGATATCATTTGTGTTTTTGTAGGTATTTAACTGCATTAGATAAGGTATTTAAGTTATCACCGACTAATCCAAGCATTCTGTTGCAGTTACTACAAAGTAATCCACGAACTTTACCTGTCTTATGGTCGTGGTCTACATAAAGGTTATTACTATCCTTTCTACCATTAGTATTTGGATTAAAGCAAATAGCACACACATCATTTTGTTCTTGTAGAAGATTTTTATATTGCTCTAATCCAAAATCCTCACCATAAGTATATTTTAACATATAATCCTTCTTATCATCATAAGAAGGTTTCTTGTTCTTATAATCTTTACTATAGCATTCCTTACATCTCTTATGACCTTTATAGTATTCGGTAATTGATTTTTCTACACCACACTTATTACAAATAATGTGAGTTTTACTTGCCCAGTTTTCAGCATAAGTTTTTTCTTCACATCTAATACATCTTCTGCGACCTTCTCTAAAATCAGAGATAGGAAGTTCTTGAGTGCAAGTTCTACAAATTTTCGTGGTTCTCATTATGGTGTTTAATCTTTTAACTATTTATAAAATCTTAAACTCCATTATAGCACAAAAAAGAGACCCATAAAGGGTCTCTAATTTTATCAGCCGATTGACGGTGCTTTGAGTGCAACTTCAGTAGTAGAAGCGGCAGCAAGATCAAGTGGGAAGTTGTGCAATTTTGTTATCGTAGTGGTTCTTTATCCTCTACTTCTTACTGTCGCCAGTAAGTTCAGACTATCTCTTCATCCGTTCTGGATGTCGGGCATTCGTGGATGGATTATTGTTGAGACTCACCATCTAGTCGTTAGACCTTTCAGAAAACTTAAACCCTTTCTGACTTGGTACGGGATTGTCTCATAGAGAGTTTCCCCGTTTAACCCGATTTTACTAATGCTTATTCCTAAGCAAGAACACCAACAAATCTAGCGTTCCGTTCATGCATTACCTCCATTCCGAGTCCTGCACGAGTGAGCACATCTGCCCAAGTATTAATAACTTTACCCTGTCTATCTACGATAGATTGGTTAAAGTTGAAACCGTTGCACTGAACCCTTAAATTTACCATCTTTAAGGAGTGGACTATATCTTCATCCATTTAGGATGTCGGGCGCTGTTGGTGTATTACATTCCACGCTTGGAAAACCACCTAGTCTCTGAACCTTTCCAAGAAGCGTCTTGGACTTGGATGCTGATTACCCGTTATGGAGGGCTTCCAGCAATTCACCCGATGTTTACCGTCAGATTGCTAAGACGGGACCCCGACGATTGAGGTTAAAAGCCATTGTAGAAACACCTAGAGCAGTGAACCAGATGCCAACTACAGGCCAAGCAGCAAGGAAGAAGTGAAGTGAACGAGAGTTGTTGAACGATGCATACTGGAAAATAAGTCTTCCAAAATAACCGTGAGCAGCAACAATATTATAAGTTTCTTCCTCTTGACCGAACTTGTATCCGTAGTTCTGGCTCTCACTCTCGGTGGTTTCACGAACCAGTGAAGAGGTTACAAGTGAACCGTGCATAGCACTGAACAAAGAACCACCAAACACACCAGCAACTCCAAGCATATGAAAAGGATGCATCAGAATGTTATGTTCTGCCTGAAACACTAACATGTAATTAAAGGTGCCAGAAATTCCCAGAGGCATACCATCAGAGAAACTTCCTTGTCCAAAAGGATATACAAGGAACACTGCAGTGGCAGCAGCAACAGGAGCAGAATAAGCAACACAAATCCAAGGACGCATTCCTAGTCTGTAACTAAGTTCCCACTCACGACCCATGTAAGCATAGATACCAATCAGAAAATGGAACACCACTGCTTGGTATGCCCAACCATTATAAAGTGCTTCATCAATAGAAGCAGCATCCCAAAGATTATAAAGATGCAGACCGATTGCGTTAGAGCTTGGTACTACGGCACCAGAGATGCCTTCCATAAAATCCATTCTTCATCCTCATAAGGTATCCAACCTTTTAAGAATGAAGCAACCATGGACCTAAGAGAATAATGAGGAAAATTAGTTTTCTTTGCCCATGCTTTAGCAGTGGGTTTTGGTTTTCCTGATGAAATCCAAATTTCGTAGATTTTATCAGCAACAATCCAAGAATCTATATTTTTTCCTTGTCTCCACTTAGAAACTTTCTTAGCGACCTCAGGATTTTTCATATGATTTAGATCTCCGGACAAGATTGGAAATTGTTTACCAAATTGCTTGAGATACTCCTTATCTGCAGTTTTAGTCCAATGATTATCTCCAATTGAATTATCCCATTTTTCAGGATTTGTTCGTCTTGGATGATTATCACCTTTTAAATGTTTCCAGGGTTGGGGGTTTATATTTCTGGCGTGATTTTTGCCAGTACCCCACCCTTTAGGTTCATTTGACAGATTTAAACAACCATTATTTCCATAGTGAAAAGAAAGCATTTTTCTTTCGGTTTCTCTATTATCAGTATCTTCGTAGAAGATTTCTAAAAAAACCCAATCATCTGGATACTTTTTTAGAGAATTATGGAAATGATCGTTTCCTTTAAATTTTCTATGAAATCTTTCCCTCTTTTTAAGAGACATTGAGGTAGAACCCCAATAATAATCTCCGTTGGAAAGTCTGAGTGCTAAGTAAGTTATCATGGAAGTTAGACTATATCTTCACCCTTCATAGAAGGGGCTGGGCACTCTAGCCTGTTATTAAGGAGACTTAACTCCTCAGGTAGTCGTTGAACCTTACAAGAGTGTACTCTTGTCTTGGCTGCTGATTGGGGTGGTTATCCCTTTCCAGCAATTCACCCAGTTTACTTCTTACGATTACTCGTAAGTGACACCACCTAGATGTTGTTACCGTAGATCAACGAACCTGAAACGGGCTCACGAATGCCGTCTATGTCCACCGGTGGATTTGCAATAAATGCAATAATAAAAACCGAAGTAGCAACAAGAAGGCAAGGAATCATCAGAACACCGAACCAACCAACATAAAGTCGATTGTCTGTTGAAGTGACCCACTGACAGAATTGTTGCCAGTAGTTTGTTTGTTTGCGTAAAGCAATTGTAGCAGTCATTTTTT